ATACAGTATTCACTGGCACAGATAACGTTCTTTTTAGGCAACTCGGTGAATGTTGCCACATTAGAAAAAAACTTAGCTGTGGTGCAGGCAGATTCTGCGATATCCCAATCCTTGTTAATGAATAAATGATTCACACCCATGGTACAATCCCAGCCGGCAAATTTGTTTTTTCTACTATTAGTAAATTCAACTTCATCCAATGGCTTTACAGTGCCATCATTGTACTCAACAAATGTTGTGCCGTACCTATTATTAGGATTTTCTGGCTTAACACCATCTCTAAAAATAACTTCGCTATGATCTTGAAGCCATTGTAACTGTTCTTCCGTATAGTCGTAGCTTATATCATTGTTGCCTATTATTTCACGCCTGAACACTCTACTAGGGGCTATTGTAACACGTTCCATGTTCTTAAACCTATAATAAGCTGACACGGCATTATCCCAGAGTGGTGGATACATTAAAGTAAAAACGCCTATGTTTGTTTGACTGCTAATGTATTCTACTTTGTCAAAAATCAACGTGTCTGTGCCTTCAGGGTGATAGCTAACGGTAACTTTGTATATCTTTTTCGCATATTCCTCCCACCAGTCCATACTTCTAGTGCAATTGGTGTTAAGATGCATATGCCACCCATTTTCATCTAAAAAATCGATAATTGTTTCAAACACTGGACTTATAGTGGGCTCACCGCCACCAATCCACATATGTACTGGCCTGCCTTTTATTTGATCCCGCAGCCTTGTTAAAAATTGCAGTACAGTTTTTTTGTCTGTTTCTTTGTCTTTGAATACATTTTTTCCTGAATGTAAGCTAGGATGGCAATATGAACATTTGTAAGTGCAAAGTGTATTAATAGTCCAGTCTACTGTAAATCTGTTACTGTCGTTATAAATTTTAATAGGCTTCATTACGTTTTAAACTGCTCATTAAATGCGTCAAATTTTGTGCCACATATTTTAGCACACATTGCACTTTTACCTTCAGCACAGCTGGGTTTTGACCAACTTTCAGGAATGGTCTTTTGGAAAAAATCCCCTTCAACAATCTGCTGCACTGAATAATATTTAGTATTCAACGAATCCAATCCAACCTGGTCTATAAACTTCCATATTTGTGCGCCTTTGGGTTTGTAATACCATAGGTACATTTGCCCCGCAGTCCAACAACAGGGTTGCAATATACCTTCAGCAGTGACATATACATTTTTTTCTTTGGCTACTTTACAGTCAATAAGTGCTTCGTCCCATATATGTTCCACTGGTTTTTTCTTAGCGGCATCAGTGCTAAAGTTTTGATTACCCTGTATTTCACTTAGTCTACTGATATTAACGATGGTGTCCACTGTTAACTTTGTTTCATCTACATTTTTTGCAGCTTCTTTTAACTTGTCTAACACAGCATTACGGTATTTTGGGTTGGTGGGTGCTTGTAATAATGTAGTCGTGCCTTTGCGATTTTGTGCTTGGTGTGCATCTTTAGTCTGTGCTCTAGTATTGCTGAAGAAACGTGCAGACTTTTTGTACTGGAATTTTTCAAAGCCCATGTCCTTACTAAGTTGTTCCGCCTGTTCAACTTGATGCTCATTGTGTGCAAATACTATAAAGTCCCAACGTGCTCTACCACCTGCTGATATAAAGGCTTCAACATTACGCATAATATTAGGCCACACTGTGCCTTGCCTGTATAAGTGATTGGTATCCTCTAATCCATCTAAGCCAAATATTACATAACCTTTGCGCCCAATGGTTCTAGCAAGTTCTGCCCACCAGTCTGGCTTTTTCATACTACCATTGGTATGCATACTGAGATTAATGTTAGCGTTATGCTGTCTAAAATATTTAAACGCTTCTAGAGTATCTTTTGCCACTGCGGGGTCACCGTAATTGCCACACATATAGATCCGTTTGAGTTGCTCAACGAAACTTACAGGAAATATACGTTCAATATCTTGTATAGTAAGTTCTCTATTGTGCAAGTAAGGATTAACTTCGCCGCCATTTAAGTTACGAGCGCACATGGGACAGCTGGCATTACATGCTTCTGTCATTTCTAAATGCACAACTTCTAACTCAGTATATCTATACACCGCACCAGTCTCTGAATTGTTGTTCTAGCCAGGCAAAATTATTAATCACTGTAAGGTCAACACCGTCACTTCTAGCACCTTGTGTGCTAAAATATCCATACTGTGATTCATTGCCGGCATTGAGCCACATTTGCAGCCTGGCTAGGCTTTCATCGTCGTTGTTATTTTTAATAATACCTGAACTTAGTTTTGCTGCTTCCCTAAACGCTGTTCGCCAAGTACTGTATGGTGAATAGTTAAATCTATGTTCACTGGCCAGTATGTTTACCTTAATGTAAGCATCAGCCAGTGTGGTAGTCATGTCTGCACGATCTAATCTTTCAACACTGAAGCAATCTTTAGAAAATAATTTAATTCCACCATGTCCATAAACTAGGCCATTAACGGGATTCTTGCTGCGGAATACTGCCACACTGCGTGGCTTAAGGTCAATCACTTTGTCAAATCGAAAATTATCTAACACATAGTTATCACCGTCTACAACATAAAATCTGTCTTGTTGACAATGTTCTGCTATTGCTTTATGGCTTTCAAAAATAGTGCCCACTGCTTTAAATGCTACACTACTGTCAGACTGCTTTTGACATTGAAACCAATTAGCTTCTGAATTTGCTTCGTCGTTATATAAAAAGTATACTGGTGTCATATTAATTCCATTTTGGTAAAGTGAATCCAAACAAAGGTAAGGCACTATGATTTAACATTGAGGGCCATCCAAAGTTTTTAGGAGGACTGATATTGACATGCTTAAACCATAAACTTTGATCTGCTGTCAATTCCACCAATGGTAATGACAAATTCTGTTTTAATTCTATTAGAATTTCATTGGCGTGGCCTTCATGATTAGTTACATTATTATACAAACTATTCCAATAATCCTTAAACCAATCATAGTCGCTAATCAGGCTATGGTCAAAATTTTCAATATATAATTTGTGTGCCCCCAGTCTAGCCCCATACATTGCCCAAAATCCGTTTGTAACATCACGGCCCACCGTCATCCAAATAAGCCATCGTGCATAGTTTCCTGGATACATCTTGTTTTTAAATTTGTCTACATCAACTTTATGTCCTTGATCTAAACCCATCTTAACGCCTTCTCGAAATCCAGCACGAAATGCCTGAAATGCAGTTGCATTATTCATCACGGTGCCATATGTATAGTTCATTTGTTTATAATTTTTTTCGTCCCAGCAAAAATCTACATTATTGTCATTATCATCGGGATCTGCCGCTTCGTGTGTTCGCATGTTTAACACATAGGGAGCATACCATAACTTAATACCACCGTTTCCATAAACTAGCCCATTGATAATATTACGACTGCTCCAGCTAAATGTACATTGTACGTCTTTGGCATCTAAAACCATTTCCTCTTTCCATATTTCAGGATCTACTGCACAATCGCCATCAATGGTAAAGAATCTATCATTGACGGCATGTGCAGCACAGGCTTTATGTGCAGCATCTAGTCCCTTAACGCCATGAACACGACGTATCATTTCTGGATTAGGATGCCCATTTTTTAACTTATCAAAGTTAACATTAGCATTAGGTTCGTCATAACTAAGAAATACCGCAGGAATATCTTTAAATGACAATTTAATCGTATTATTTCTCACCAGTGATGAGCCTGTTTGGCTAGACCTTGACACTACCAAACCATTATTGATAGAATTTAGTAAACTCATTTTTCATCCATTCGTAATTATTAATTAATTTTAATTTTTCAACATCATCTTTGTTTTCAGACCCGTATAACTTACCCTGGGCCGCGCCACTAAGTGCATACTCTCCATAGGGTTTATCCCTGCCCATTGTACACCAAATATTTAATCTAGTTTCAGCATCATGATCTGTGCTGGCAGATAATTTTGCACATTCCCTAAACGCACTGCGCCAAGTATTAAATGGATCAGTGTTAAATGCTGTAATGTTACTTACTTCATTGATCAACTTCAATTTACCAAGCCCAGTTGTTAAGTCCACACGCCATGTAGTTGCCTCTAGTAATAGTTTTCTTGGGAATAGCTTAACACCACCATATCCATATTCTAAATCATTAATGGGATTTCTACTAGTCCATAAGTGTACTACATCTAAATCAAACACACTGGGAATAAAATTAAAATTCCATGCATCAATGATTTCTGCATCACCATCAACAACATAAAACATTTCAGTGTCTACGATTTCAGCGGCACGTTTATGCGCTTCAAAGATACCTTTAACTTTGTCCACACGTTTTGCTTTTGGAAACTTTTCACGAACCCTTTGCCAGTTTTCTTCTGCATTAGCTTCATTATAGCTTATAAAAACTACATCAGTATCGATCATTGGTTTAATGAAACTCATATGCTTGTCACCAATTGAACTATGTGCTTTGATCTTAAAGGCCCATATATCTTCTTTGCCATTGGCATACTTTGGATCGACATACCAAACTAAGTCATAGGCAAAATCAAAATAAGGAATCTTCTTATTTGATATATCATAATGCAAAGCTGGTAATTCAGGATTGAATTCTGTATCAAATACTGGTTCAACAAACCCCATGTCTTTATACTGTGTTTGTCGTATCAATGCTCGGTCACTTACGGGGCTTAATTTCATTGCCCACGTTTTACCTGAATCATCACTGTATTCCTCTGGCAAATACCAATTTAATTCATAAACGAAATCTAAGTATGCCAGATCTGGCATAGAAATAAATCTAAAATCTATTTTTGGTATGTCTGGATTATAATTAAACTTAGGCATAATATAACCCATATTTTTAGTGCCGTTAAAAGACCTTGATGCCATTTTTAAGACCCAGATATCTTTGTCTAGACCTTTGGTAAACAATGGATCCAAATACCAAGTGTGATCATAACAAAAATCTTGATAAGGAATCTTAATTTCAACATCAAAATCCACTAGTGGTATATCACTATTGTATTCAAACCTAGGACTTATAACGCCCATGTCCTTTGTTCCCACAGGTGCGTTTGATCTAATACGCATAGCCCAAATTTTCTCTTTGTCTGCATCTAAGACAAACTTATCTTCTAGGTACCAAACTAAGTCATATTGATAGTCACTGT